AATAACTAATTGAGTTAGATACATCTTCAAACTTGCAACGATCATCAAATATATAAGGAGTCATTGGAGAACCTTGCAATGATCGATTAGATGGAAATACTGGCTTAGCCCATTGACCACATTGAGTAACTACTCCCGTATGGTTACTAGGGAAGTCTGAAGTAAACTCGATCCACTCGCCATCTTCAGTTTGGAATCGACAATGGTCTTGCAATCCACCAGTAACATTGTTAATGATAGGAGTTCCTGCCATTACTGACTCTGCGCCCGATAATCCAAATCCTTCATTTGAAGCTATATTAACAGTTACATCAGCCATATTGTAAAAGTAATTCATACGCTTAGTATCTACTGGTTGATTACTAAATATTACTTTGTACTTAGGACAACATGTATTTTTAACTGCCATTAGGTCCGTACCATTCTCATCTACAATAGCCGTATGCATTAACAATGCGCATTTATCAGCTTTTTCTTTTGGCAAACTTTCGCAGAAATGATTAAAAGCTAAAATAACATCCCCAGGTTGTTTACGACGTATATTTCTGTTGTTCCAAAATACAATAAAGTCAACATCATTAGTCTTCTTAAACTCGTCTTGAAACTTGTTATACTCATTCCAATCAGGCATTGACGGATCGATAGGAAAGAAATGTTTCTCGTTGATACCATGAGGTACCCATTGCACTGCCCAATCTTCTTTAGGATGACGTTGCAATACATTTTTTACAATGTTTTGTGTTTGACGTGAAATGTTCATTAACAAATCACATGATTCATAGAATGGCTCATTCCAATACGGATAAGGCAGATCATCCCAAATGTTATAGTACATCAACGGAATTTCTTGGCGAATCTCATGTTCTATTTGATATAGCCATCCCCAAAAGCGAGGATCTGTAAAATGTAGAATCGCATCAGGCTTTTCTAAAAACATTATTTCACGCAATACACGAGCATCGCCATATCCGTTATAAGGATATATTTTACATGATGCATCTTCTACGCCCGTTTCTTTTGTAACATCAGCGCTAATATCAATAACCTTTCCTAAATCTGGATGTTGAATAGCCGCCCCTAATTGTACCCAATCAAACTCTTGGCATGTGTTAAGTACAATCTCTCTTGACATAGTTGCTATACCAGAATGCATTCGTAGGTCATCTGATAGCAATAAAATTTTCTTTTTCTTTGGCTTGTTAGGATCTATTTTCCTAAGCTTTGGTAACTGTAATTGTTGCATTAATAACTCCGTAACCGTTCTTTTTATTTAGAATAAATATGCTTCTACGTCAGTACAACCACTTTTTTGTTGAGACGTTTAGCTGCGTTTATAGCACTTTCACTACCTTTAGCATCTACCCCTTTTGGTATCAATGCTATCATAACATCACAATCTCGTGCTATCAATAAATTCCTATGATGAAATTGAGATACGTGATATGGCTTATTATAATAACTATCTGACATAGCACTATGCAGATTTCTTGGCGTATGTGCAGGATTAAATTCTTTATACTTGATTCCAAATTCTAATGCATATTTCTTAGCATATCTATCTGCACCTTCTGGGCATCCGCCTGAAATAATTACTAGTTCTTCGCCGTGTCGTTTTTTTAGGTCCGTTAATAAATCTTTTATTTTACGTACGTTTTCGTACTCTCTCGAACCGATAATCGCACATTTCATTCTCATTAACTTTTGATTCTATTTTTTAAAGGGCATAATTCATCATCTTCTGCAAAGTCACAATACTTACAGTTTTTGTAATTCTTACCGGCAATTGCAGGATACTCACGTGTTGTATTGTAACTACCTTCATCACTAAAACTAGTACCTACAAAATTTGAAATTTCATTTATCAATTTGTTTCTGGTAGGCTTACCGCTTGCAGGTTTAAATTCTTGTACACGCTTCTGTGGAAACATTGCACCTTCGACTAACTTACGCTTAACTATAAAATATACAATATCAATTTGTTCTGGATCTACACTGAATTGTTCTGCATAGTATTGCTTATACAAAACTAATTGTGAAGCTTTAATCTTATCTGCTTTTTGATATTTGTTCCATCCCATTGTACTAGTCTTGATATCAATAATTTTGATACGACCCGTACGCTTATCGCGTATCACAACATCTAAGTAACCCATCATAAATACATTAGTATATTTTGATGATACTGGATGATAGATAGGCACTTCTATTCCAACCAATTCTTCATTCTTCGCAGAAAAATATTTACCTCTATTCTTACGAATATAATCCAATATTGCAATACCGTCTTCATAAAATTCGTTAAGTTCAGCTTTATGAGAAAAATGTTTACCCATTTGCTCATAAGCCTCTTTATAGCCCGTCAACATTTTCTCTTTAAGAATACCGTACAAATCTAAACGGTCAGCATTCTTTGCTGTATCCGTATACATTGTAGTCAAATATAATTGTAATGTTTCGTGTAATGCCGTACCAAACAATGTATGTATACTTTGAGAAAAAGTACGGAGTCCTTTTATATATGCTAACTCCCATTGTTTAGGGCAAGTTGCATACATTGAAAATTGCGAATAAGATATTTTACGTTCACCTTCTTTAGGCTCTCGTATAGCATACTTAATAAATTTATCCATACTTTAATATAAGTGCTACATTTCAAAGATCCAAATTTATTTTGATAAATGTTCAATACGTCTGTTTAAATACCAAGCAGCTTTTTTAAGATCTTCTAGTTCGGTAGCAGAATCTTTTTTACCTGCCCTAGATATGTATTTAACTACATTACCTAAGCAAAACTCTAACTCCCAAGCTTCAATAACTTTTATAGCTTCATATGTACTGTTAGCGCCGCCATAATGTTTAGGATGATTAACTGATTCTCTAATTACGCTCATTTCATTAAACTTTTTATTTCCTTATCAGTTTTACCATACTTACGTAATATATCTACAACCAATTCTTTATCCATATCTAACATCATAGCTACATATTCTGTAGCTTCACGAATAGATACTTGATAATGTTTAGCTACAAACTCTAATAATTCTTTATTGTACTTGTCAGAATCTTTAGCCTTAATGTATTTGTTATACATTTTACGTTTAGGTAATAGTTCCTGATATAATTGATAAACATGTTTACGATCTAACTCTCCGATTGTATATTGCTGAAACATATCAACAATTTCAATCAAATCCATATTCATACTCAACCAACGATTAATTAGATATGGACTAAAAGACTTTTGATCTGCCTCTGACAACTTATCCCATGGAGTTTTTTTCTCCGTTATATGGGATAAGTGATCGAATATGGTAGCTGGTTTAGTACTCATAGAGGCATAAATTCTTCATTGATATGACCACAGTCATCACAACGAAATGTCGGGATAGGCACAATTTCTTCTTTACCCGATTGCGAAAGAAGTTGGGGGATTCGTTTAAATGCATGTACTTGTCTAAAGAATCGTCCACCGCAATTTTCACATTCAATGTTAGCCAAATCTTCTGCACGCAATTTAGCTTGCCCTGCCGAATTAATATTAGCAATGTCTTTCTTAGCCATAATATATTTCCTTTACTTTAAATTACATATCATATTGTGGCATCATTGACTTCTTTTCTTCAGGAATGTTAATAACAGCACATTCCGTCATTAGTACCATTGATGCTACTGAAGCCGCATGCTGAAGAGCTACTCGAGTTACTTTGGTAGGATCGATAACACCTGAATCTAACAAATTCTCAAACTGTTCTGTACGAGCATTATAACCATATCCAACGTCTGGATTATTTTTAATGTCACGTATAATTACCGAAGCATCTACTCCCGCATTGTAACAAATTGTACGAAGTGGTTCCTCCGTACACTTTTTAATAATTTGTACTCCAATAGACTCATCTTCATTAGTAAGTTTTAAACTATCTAATACATGAGCTGCTCGGATCAACGCTACACCGCCGCCCGGAACAATACCTTCTTCTACTGCTGCTCGAGTTGCACTAAGTGCATCATCTACACGGTCTTTCTTCTCTTTCATCTCTACTTCTGTAGCTGCTCCAATATACAATACAGCAACACCGCCTACCATCTTAGCTAAACGTTCTTGAAGCTTCTCACGTTCGTAATCAGATGTACTACCATCAATTTGATTTTTAATAGTTTCAATACGTGCATTGATATCTTCACTAGCACCGTAACCATTTACAATTGTAGTGGTATCTTTTGCCACAATAATTTTTTCAGCAATACCTAAATCATCAATAGTAGCCTCTTCCAATGTACGGCCCAATTCTTCTGAAATAAGAGTACCACCCGTTAAGATTGCAATGTCTTCTAACATTTGCTTACGTTTCTCTCCGAATCCTGGAGCCTTTACTGCTACTACTTTCAGTCCTGCACGTACACGATTCAATACCAATGTACCTAACACATCACCTTCTACATCCTCTGCAATAATAACCAATGGCTTACCTGTCTGTACAACCTTTTCTA